CAATAGACATCAGCCTTATCATTGCACCATTTATGCACGAGCATATAAAGTCTATAGCTATGGAAGCAGGTGTTAGTTTCAAGGAAGGTTTAGACGAACCCGATGCAGATAAAGAAGCTAAAGAACGTGAATCTATTAGAGCAAGGGTAAGTAAAGCTTTAGCTGAGATGCCTGAAGAAGAACAGGATAAAGGCTTTGACATGGCAATGGATGCATTGGGTGTGTTAGATAAACCTGAAGAAGAATATGAAACAATGCAGGAAGCTCCCGAAGAGCCTGTAATGGAAACACAAGAGCCACAGATGCAACGTGGCCTAATGGCAAGAGGTTAATAACATGGCAGGGTTTTTTGCAGGTTTTGGTGAAGAGTTAAGCGATAGGGTAGAAGAGCGTCAAAAGACGCTAAGTCGTTTAATTGAGGAAAACTTAAGAAATGGACGTGCTGCAGGGGCTGATTATAATAAACGTAAAAGCCTAGCAGATACAGTTATTAAATCAGCACAGACATTAAAAAGTAAGTATGGTTTATCAAAACAACAGACATTAGCATTAGCAGAGGCGTATGGTAGTAAGCTACCTGAGTTAGCTGTTCAGATAGATGTACAAGATGGTACATTAAAAAGCCTCTTAGATACTGGTATGAATGCTGATCTAATTATGAATTATGTAAATACATCTGGTGATTTAGAAGCAGGTAAAGATATTGATTTAGATAAAGGCATCTATCGTCTTATGGGTATACATGCCTCTGAATTAGCTAAAGAAGAAAACCCTAAAAGCGAAGCAGGTCAAACTAAAAGTTACATACGTTCTGCCTTAGCATATGATCCTGAGTTACGTGCTGCAGAAAAGATGAAAGATGTAGTAGGTCCAGGCGGTTTATCATATGCACAATTACTTGATATGCAACAAGCAGGTTTTGCTCCTGATGATATATACGGAAATGTAACACAGGCAGGTGGCCTTACGTTTGACTACAAGGAAACAACAGCAAGACAGACTACAAAAGACTACAGTAGTAAACTTTCTACTAAGATTTTTGACATGGATCTTACTAATGAAATACTTTATGCAGGTTTAAGTAATACAGAAAAACAAGAAAAGGCAGAATTAAAAGCTGATGTACAAGCTGCAGGTATTGGGTTAGCTAGATTAGAAAAACAAATAGTAATATCTTTTCAAGGCACAGATATGTCACTTAACTCTTTTCGTAAGGGTATATTAGATGACATCTATGACAGAGTAGACTCTCCAGAGGAGCTTAAAACCTTAGCAAAAAGTATAAGGAATGGTACAGCTTTAAGGATCATTGAAGAAAAGAAAGGTCAACTTACAGACGAAGATGTTGACTTAATTATAGCAGGAGTAAAAACTGAAGAGATTAAACAAGAGCCAGAGCAGCCACCAGAAGATAGTGATAATATAGCACCACTAGCAGATGAAAGAATGGATCTAACAGAATTAAGTAGTGATACAGATACGGATAAACCGCCTGTAGCTTCTTCCACAGAAGATCCAAAAATTGAAAAACAGATAGACCAACTTATTGCTAACACAGACGAACAACAACCTTCTAGTATTGATTTAGTTTCTGGTAATGCTGCAGCAGTTGCAGGTAGGCTAGAAAATAATAAAGAACGACTAAGGGAAGCAATGTCTAAAGTGACAAAAGACGAGTGGAAAGAAATGTCACGGACTGAAAGGGAAGAAAAAGGTTTACCTAGTAGGCCACTAGATAGTTGGTTTGCAGGTACGGATGCGTTTAAAGGTGGTTCCGTAACTAAAAAGTCAGAGCCTGTTAAAACAGAGTCAAAATTTATTGAAGTATATTTCTCTGATATACTGGATTACTTTGATGAAGAAGAGGTGGATGTAAGAGATAAGGATGATGTTATGACTTCATTAGCCGCTTGGTTTAGTGAAAACGCTGAAAAGTTAGACATACCTGTAAGCGTGAACACTATGGATTTAGCTAATATTATACACCAAGCACTAAATAGATAAAGGTATTGTATGTCTAATCAGTTTTCATACTACACTGCAGAAAACATGCAAGACAAGAAAATGTCCGATTTAAGGACAGACCGTAACTTCTTGCGTGATGGTGTGACTTTCTTGAAGTCAGGACGTAAAGGCTACACTGATGAAGAAATATCTGAGATGTCTGCTGATGATGTTGTCTCTGAGGTGCTAGAACACTTTAGGTATCAGACAGTCAATGAAGTCACTATGGCTAAAGATATGTACTACATGAAAGACAACACTGTAGATGCAGATGAAAAGCAGTCTTTTGGTAGACTTATGTTTGCCTTTGATAATGCAAAGGGTGAAGGTCTTTTTGACAGAGGTGGTGAAAAGATAGGTGACTACTTTGGTGGTATAGGATCTGCACCTACGACTTATGCCTCTGTTCTTGCAGGACTTGGAAGTGCAGGTACTGGTGCTGCTGCAATACAAAGCACAAAAGCTGCCTCTGTAGCTGCGCTTAGACAGTTAGGTAAGAATGCTATAAAACGTAGTTTAGTTGCAGGTGTGGCAGATGGAGCTATAGGTGCAGGGCAAGAGTATGGTAATCAAAAAATTAGAGAAGCTGCTGCACCCGATTTAGGCATTGACTATAAGATAGACAAAGGTGCTGTCGCTCTTAGCGGTGCGTTGGGTTTTGGTATAGGCTCAATAGGATACGGAGCACCTGCTCTGTCACAACACATGGGCGCTAAAAAATTAGCAGATACTATTGAGCAAGGACGTGTAGCAAATGCTGATCGTGTTGCAGAAGCTGCAGCAATAGCTAGTTTAAAAGTAAAAGAAGCTGCAAAAGATGCTACAAAAAATGCTAAGATGGAAGGTGCTACAAAGAAAGTATTACAAGCCATCGATCCAAACCTAGTAAGAGAAGGTGACTTAGTTAAAAGGTATCTGTTAAGTGAAGATTTACCTGAAGGTGTTGTTGGTGGACTAAGTAAAGAAACAATACAGAGATTATCTGCAGCGTCTTACGATTTAGCTGAACGTATTGGTGTAGACTTAAGTGATGAAACTGTTAGGATCACAGAAGTTTTAGCTAACAACATAGGTAGAAATAAAGAGATATTTATAGATGTAGCTAAAGAGTATGGCTTAACTCCTAGACAACTATCCGCTACATATGCTTCTGAAGTGTCTCAAGCTGCTAAAATACTTGCAGGTCAAAGTGCTATATCTAAGAAAGCAAGACGTAATTCTTTAGAAGAGTTAAGTAAAAAGATAGATGATTTGTATGCAGAAGGTATGGCTCCTGCTAAAGCAGAAGACTTAGCTGCAATAGCGTCATCAACAAGAGATACACAGAGTGTTATATGGCGTAACTTCAAAGACATTGAAAATGCTAGACGTATGTTTATGACATCTCAACCTGCTACAACTATGCGTAACAATATCTTTTCTGTAGCTATGACATTCATAGATGGACTAGATCAACTCAACCAAGCTGTACTAGATACGGTTACTAAGGGGCGTAAAAAAGGTTTAACTACAGTTAAAGGTACAACAGATAATCTTAAGTATTTAACCAAAGACAATTATGTAGCTGATGCTCTTGTAACAATGCTTCAAAGAGACACGCCAGAAAAGTTTCAAAGAGTTTTCTTCGATGCTGCATTAGCAGAGGCACACATAGTCAAAGACAGTAGATTAGCTAAAATAGGTGCAGCAGTAAATACACTAAACACAATGTCAGATTATGTAGTAAAACGTGCTGTCATTGCAGGTACTATAGATCGTAGATTAAGAGTGCTTGGAAATGAAGAGCTAGGCACTAGTGTAATGGATATGTTACGTAAAGGTACAGTAAATGAGTTACCAGAAGACATACTTAATGAGGCTCTAGATGAGTCACTAGCGTTTACTTTTCAGCGTAGATTTGGAGGTAAAGATGCTAGTGGTATGAATCGTGCTGCAGCAGATGTAATTAAATTTATTCATAACTATGGTATTACAACAATCATACCTTTCCCTCGTTACCTAGCTTCTCAGGCTAAGTTTGTATCAGACTATACAGGTCTTACAGTTATAAGGCGTGGTGTAACAAAAGCAACAACACAAGAGTACTCTAAGTTTATGACAGGTGCTATGATGTTTGGTGGGTTATACTCTGTTCAAAAAGAAAATATAGCTAAGGGTTTAGAATGGTTTGAGATACAGGGAGAAGACGGTAAGACTTATGATGGTCAAGCTGCTTTCGGTCCATTATCTGCAGAGGTATACTTAGCTAATTTAGCTGCTCGTATGACAGAAGGACAGCCAGTAAAGTCTGCTGCTGAAATAGCCAAAGACCTAACTAAGATATTAGGTGGCACTGAGTTTCGTCCTGGTGTAGGCTTCGTAGAAAATTCTTTACGTGGTTTTGAGGCAGGTAGTTTTGAGCCTTTCTTAAATCAGATAGGAGATTATGCAGGTTCGTTTACTTACCCTGCTGCTGTACTAAAAGATTTCTACAGTCAGTTTGATCCAAGGTCATCTTACCTTCCTGAAACAAGAGATGCCTCTATATCTATGATGGATCTATATGGTTATGACATTCCTATGTCTGTATATCAACGTATAACTAGACACTTACCTGACTTTGATAGTGCTAAAATTAGTAAAGAACTAAATGATTCGCTAGGTATAGACATTAAACCTGACAACCTTGCTAAAGTTCTAGAGTTCTTTAACTCTTCTACTCGTACTTATTATCAAACTCAGTACACTAAAGATGCAGATGGCAACAACATGCGCCAAGACGCTATCAGGTTTGATATATTCGGTGATGGACCTATCAAGATACAAGATCCTATTGTAAAACAGATTACTGGTTTTGTAGGTAGGCCACCTAAGAATGCACTACAACGTGAGATGTCTCGCTTACAACTAGATCCATTTAAGATTTATAATCCTTATCGTGAAAAAAACCAAGCACTAGAATTATTTACACAGCAAAAGCTGCAAGGTAATTTAGCTGCTAAAATAGAAATGCTCATGGAGACTGAAGTATATCAGAATCTTACAGACGCAGAGAAAAAAGTATATTTAGTAGGTAAGGAAGGTGCTATTCCTTTAACAATACAAGAATACAAAAAAGACGCTAGAGCAGACTTACAAAAAATGGCTTCAATGCCTGAAGCTCAACAAGATTATAGATCATACATAAGAGGTGAGTTCAATGCTGTAACTGGTAACTCAAAAGAGTTAGCAGATGCATTGTGGAAAAGAAAAGAGGACAACCACAAATTTAAAAACATGGATGTTAATGAGGCTCTCAAGTCAGTGGATGAAAGTCAAGACTTAGATGAAAGAGAAAAAGAAGATATAAAAACTAATATAAGAAAGTACTACATTACTTTAAGCAAATAAATAGGGGCGCATTTAGCGCCCTTACTTTTTTATACCATTGAGTCTTGAGCTACGCTCTGCCCACAGTTGTACTATGATTAAGTGTTTTATAGCCTCCCTTGTTTCAGTAGTGTGATACAGATTGTCAGTTATATACTTGTCTAACGCTTCTATGCGTTCCTGTATCCCTTCTTTGAAATGATCATGTCTCCTAGATACAAAGTCTTTCGCTTCTTTTTCTAGGCTCATACTTGGCTATACCTCCTGTGGTATCTCTGTGCAGTAAGCAAATACATTAGAGTTAGGTGATGGTCTAGTGTTCATCAGATCATTACGGATAATTGAAGCACTTCGTTTGCAGTCTTCTATAGTAGAGTAAACTGTATTGACTGCTTGTACTTGTACATAACCACTTCCAATAGAAAGTATGAACACTAAGACATACATTATTCTGACTCTACAGGAATAGGATCGTCAGTAGTTATATCTTTAATAACGTCTACACTTTTCTCATAAACAACTACACCTGTTTCCCAAGTGGCTTTAGCTACAGGTTTAGCTACATTTTCATAGCTTCCATAAATAGTTAAAGCGTATACCACTGGCACTAATAAATTAAATAACAACATAATTAACTCCTTTGATTGTCGTTAGAATCATAACATAGCTATTATACTATGTCTACTATTTCTGCTTCTTGATATGGGATATGATAAAATGTTTCACCTTTTGGTATCCTGTAAGTAGGACCAGTAGCTTCTTTGATAATAGCATCTACCATTTGTGTACCCTTTATCTTCCAAGCTTGATTGTAATGTTTGTTAAAAACATAAAAGTATAAGTTCTCCAACTGGTCTTTGTATTTCTCTATAAGTCTCCTCTTTCTCCCTGGTATTCGTATCTCTGACCAATACGTAGGCCACTCCTCTTTCCACTGTGCTTTTCTTTCAGCTTCGTGAAAGTAAGTAACACCATCTTTTTCTGATACAACATCAGCATAGTAATCTTCTTTCTTGCTGACAATTGTGTGTCCTTCTGATTGTAAATACTTAATCAAAGCTTCCTTAGATGGTCCGTCTACTTTATCGTAAACTTCTTTTTGGAATGGCCTAGTATATACTTTCATTAATTATGCCCCTATATCCACCACTTCACATACGCCACCAGTACAAGCCATAGACTGCGTAGCAACTGTATTATCCTCTTGTTCATACTCACTAAGCTTGGACCAGTCAATAGACTTTGGCATTATAGCTGAAAGCTTTTTGTAATCATCTTTCGTACAATCTTGATAAGGAGCTTGCTGATAAGTGTGATCTGAGTGTGGCAAAAATGATACACCTGACATTTCATCAAAGTGTTTATAAACAAATGCACCTACTTCCATCCATTCATCAGAACGAACTGTCACTGTTACAGAAGGTTTATGCTCACACCAGTGTCTTTGATAGGTTAGCCATGTCTCCAACTGTTCAATGGCTGACATATCGTTACGAGTTACAGCTTTATTGGGTGACTTCTGTGGGAAGCTAAACACTGTAGTGGTATCAGGCTTCATCACACAAGGTGAGTTAGGTATGCCTTGGTCTTTCATCATTTGTGTAAGTGGGTCTTTATTGTCACCACGCACAGTTCTAATGTAATGTAATGCATGACGTGCATGTATACCTGATGCTGAGTCAACTAATTGTGATACTGTTCCGCTTGGCTTGACGCAGGTAATTGCTGCACTTGGTGCAATGCCAAGGCGGTTAGCACAATCACTATTAGTACGAACAGCAGTTTGTCGTAAATGCTCAAGAGTCTTCTCCAATCCTTTGTTTGCTGATGTCATAAGAGGGTTGTCCATTATCCCTGTAAGGCTTACTCCTAAGAGTCTCTCTTCTTCTGTGTTGGTTGTCCAGACTTTTCTGAGGTAGGGGAATTTTGTGTACGTGCTTTGGATTGTCCCAAGTATTGTGGCGAGTCTGACTTTTCTATCCAAGTCTTCCACCGTGTCCGTGGCTCGTACCACAACTTCTGTAAGATTGCAGAACTGGTAAGGGCGTAAGATAATTTCACTACAAGGATTAGTTCCAAACTCGTGGTTAGAATCACGTCTGCCAAACTTCTCAGCTTGTTTCTTAGATGCTTCACGGTTGAATACTCCTCTTTCACCTGATTTACTTTCTACTAAGGCTAACCACTCACGCATGAATGTTTCTGAATCTGGCTTCTCTGTATATGAAACACTGTTATTAGCTAACGCTCTGTGTGCGGCTTCATTCCACCACTGTCCTGACTTAGCGTGACGCATACGATCATCACTGAGGTTAGACAAACTAATCATAGCACTACGTCTAACACCACCAACAACAACTATCTGACCAATGAAACACATTAGGTCATGGCACTCTAAGCTAGAAAGCTTACGCCCTTGAGCATCCTTGAATGTCTTTACTGCAAAGTTGAATAGCTCTACAAGAGGCGCAGGTCCACTAGCTCTACCACCAAATGTTTTTAGCCTTGCACCTGCAGGGCGTACTCTGCTAACATCCCACTGAGGAATCTCTCCTGCCCACAAGAGTGCCAATACTTGTCTGAACGCTTTAGCCCACCCCTCCTTGCTGTCCTTTACCACAACGGTAGTATCACTCTCGAAGAGTTCAGGAACTTCGGGAAGCTTGCTAATGAATTGTCTCTCGACACTGAATCCGACACCAGTACCACAGAGGAGGATGTACATGGCCTCATCAAAGGACTTTGGGTCATCTACGGTTAAGTAGCTACAGTTATATCCTGCAGTGTTGTCTCTCTCAAGTGCTGCTCCTGCTGTCATCATAGCTCTCATGCTAGGCATAATTTCTAAGTTAAGTATAGCAAACATTAATTCATCTTTAGTGTCTGCATCTACTTTATTACCTACAACATTTTCCATATAACGATCTACAGTTTCAGACCAAGACTCTCTGCCTTTACCATCAATGTATTTAGCATACCGTGATTTGTGTATAAAACTTTGGTAGTCGGTTGGTAAGTAGTTATTCATGTTTCTTCACCTCTATCTTTCTAATTACTGCACCATCAATATCATAAATAATATCTTGGAATAACTCAGTAACTGCCTCCTCGTGCATCTCTGCCACTATTGGTAGTATCCGTTCTTCCTCGTCTATTTCTATTGTTAGTTTAATGTTGAACTTCATCTCTTATCGCCACTGCCCTTAATGGTTCCTCTCTCCATACGACTGTGAAGTTTGTCTAAGTTACATCTGGCTATATATCCCATGTCAAAGTTTAGGTCACGACATAAAGCTGCAATGTACCACAGGCAGTCACCCACCTCTGCAGCTACATCTTCCCTTTTAAAATTCCCATCCCTTAACATCTTCTTTACTTTGTTGGCTACTTCACCTGCTTCACCTGCGAGTCCTAACGCAGGGTAAACTATCTTGTGTTCATCAGGATATATGGCAGTCTTACGTGCCTCTATCTGATAATCACCGAATGTCATTTCATACATATCTTTCCAAGCATTTATGTCATCTGCTGTTATCATTTGTGCATCTCCATCCAACGCTTTTCTAGTCTGTCAAGATACCATTTTGCTTTTCTTATATCTTCTAATCCATTCTTATACTCATGCCGCCACAAATACTTTAACACATTAGCAGCGTGTGGCGCTGTAGCTCCTGACATATTCTCTGTCATTGCTTCTATAGCTTCGATGCATTCTATACCACTGTGATTGTAGTGTACTGGATTGTTTACTTGATCGTGATCTAAAGTTGTATCACCAGTTAATGTTATTGTATCTATCATGCGCTTCCCTTTGTCTTTGTCCACTTGTTAAGTGTATATACATTTCCTTCTTTTGTTACAACAGGATTTTCATCCTCTTCATCCATAGCTATTAGATAATCTCTGTGTTCTTTTACTTGAGCATATAGGTATGGTTGCTCGTGAGCTAAGTCTAAAAAAGCTGACATCATAGTAGCTACATCAACAATGCCATTAATTATAGGCTCAGGTAGATTGTGTTCAGGAGATATAGCTATGGACACATTTGTTTCGCCTTCCCATTTATTAGGGTCTTTATAATTTTTTGGACTAATAACTATAGCTATTTCATCATCATCTAAATCATGCCCCATCAGGTTTTCCTTTTTGTTTTTAATTCTATCTTCTTAACTGTAATCTCTTTGCCTTTTTCTTTTAACCAATCTTCAGGTATCACACGATGCGCCCACTGAAACTTATGCTGCTCACACCAATGACAATACCTAGACTTAGCACCCTTGTATAGCTTGGCGTTTGCGTTACTGAATACAAACCGTATGTCTAGCTCAGGATGCTGTCTCTGTATCTCACGATGTTTACGTCTGTCGGCACTATCAAAGATACCTTTAGTCTCAATAATAATACCATTGTCTAACACAAAGTCTGGTGTGTAGGTGCGGTAGCGTAAGTCCTCCCACTCTACTTTCAGTACTTCGTATCTGACTTTCTTCTGTGTCTTACGCAAGTACGCAGCAACCTCTTTCTCCAGGCCACTGCGATACCTACCTTTATTATGCCTCCTCATACTCAGGACTCAGCAGAACATAGTCCACCATAGGTGGGTTTGCAGCGTTTGACTTTACAGCTTCACGAGTCTGCAAGTTAGGCCAACACTTATGCTTGTAAGAACAGAACCCACACTCTGTGCCAAGCTTTAGATTACCAGTTAGTTTACGGTAATGTGTCTCTGGCACTGGCTCAAAGCAACGCTCAAAGGGTTTATCCTCATTGAGGTAGCCTACTGTCTGCTCAATGCTTTCCATCACTGTAGACTTATCTACGGAGTTAGCATCAACATACTTAAACTCACCGTTTGCTTTGTTGACTACCCACCAACCACCTACATCTAACCCTGCAGCTTCAGCGTATCCTACTAGTTGAGATACATAACCAAAGCTGTCGCTCTTGGCTAGAGTTTCTAGAGTGTTGAACTTGTTTTTGTATGACCAAGGCGAAGCTGATTTGACATCATCCACCTTGCCATC